CGGAAGAAAAAGCCAGTTCTTCGCCCCTAAATAACAGCATGATTCCAGTCCATGCAAAATCTGATTTCCAGCTCACACATACCGAGCACTGTACAAAAAACCGCCAGCCAAGGCAGTTAAGAGTGTGTTCCCGGGGTTTGCTTAGAATATTTTGTAAGTTGTCCGAAGAGATATTTACAACACCAGAATGATGAATCATCAGTCCCCTGCCAGAGGTTCACTACGTAACCTGACCGACAATGCACCATTCTGGTGCTGAAAAAAGAGCACTGGAACTGCAACAAAACAACATCACAGAACAGGAGATGGTAAGGAGTCAGACATTCCCACACAATATTGTGTCAGTGCAAATAACAACCTTCGTCTCAAATCTCGCTGGAGCGGGCAGCGGGAATCGAACCCGCATCATCAGCTTGGAAGGCTGAGGTAATAGCCATTATACGATGCCCGCATATGGTGCCGACTACCGGAATCGAACTGGTGACCTACTGATTACAAGTCAGTTGCTCTGCCTGCTGAGCTAAGTCGGCGCTGGCCCACCACCGAGGACTCGAACCTCGCACCGTCAACTTAGAAGGTTGATGCTCTATCCGGATGAGCTAGTGGTGGTTGGTGGCCCTTGCTGGACTTGAACCAGCGACCTGGCGATTATGAGTCGCTCGCTCTGACCAACTGAGCTAAAGGGCCGGAGGCAGAATAATAACCATATGTCATCACATCTGCAAACTCATCTGACCACCAGCACGTTTAACGTCCTGTGCCGTTTTTCAGGTATAAAAAAACCCGCTCATCGGCGGGTTTAAGCTGTGTGGCGTAGTAACCACTCTTAACAGGATATTCAACTTTTTACGATCGTAAAGTTTTCGGAAAAAATTTTTAAAACCGCATCAACCGCTCCACCAGTTGCTCTTTACGGGCAACGATCCACCCGTGTTGCTCCAGATAAAATTTAAACCGTTCCAGAGTACATACCATCGCATCGGCGGGTACCTTTTCCGTGAACTCAACCTGACCGTGTTTATCGAAGTGGCTCAGTAATGCGCATCCATCATTTTCGATAGATGTGTTTTGTGCCGCTGGTGGCTGTTTCTGGTTGAAATAACAGTCTTCCAGTTTTTCGAACACTTCCCACGCCTGATCGGTTTCGAGCATTTTGGCGTGACGGGCTGCGCCACGTTCTGTCCAGAGGATGAGGGAGCGAACGTTACGGGCAATTTTCACAGAAACTCTTAAAGAGTTTTCGTTCTTCAACTCTCGTAACGCATCACCTTCTATCAGGAAAAAATGTTTACCTTCTATAAACCGTTCTTTGTTTCGATTGAAATTGTTTGTCAAACGCTGGCGCTCTGTTCCGTACAAATCAGCCAGCAGCTCTGTTGTCATGACAGGAAGATGGTTATGCGTAAGTGACGGGAGTTTTTCAATAGACGTGCGATTCATAGACATGTCCTTTCGAATATTTTGATTTACCCCTTTTGAGAGGGTGACCGGGCGCTCAAAACCGTCGAAAGTCGGCGGGCGTATTTCCATTGCTGGTATTGTATTAGCCGCACACCCGGTCATAAACCAAGAATTCTGGACACAAAAAAACCACATGGCTATCGGGTGTGGATACCGCTTTCGAGGTGTTTTGAGCACCGCGGGGAAATGTAAACTGCAAACCTGAAACTGTCAACACCGTCAGGTTCCAATCATCGGGTGGTGAGACGCACAGGGTTGGAACTACCGGGAAACCGACCGGCGAGCTTTTCAGCTCCCCCATGCGCCCCACCATAATTCAGATGTGCGCGTGCATACGACAATAAAAAACACGCTCGCGGCGTGTGTCTGTCGCGGTCTCTATCCGGGGTTCCAATCCCGACGCCAGATTTTGCTGGCGCGTGAGGAATATAGCCCCGGACAATGTGTCTGGTCAAGCACCTACATAATTCGTTCTACGTATCTGTCCATCTCCAGCCGGATATCAAGCATCATCAACATGCCATCAATAACCCCTTCCGCTTTCTGCAGGCGCTTGCCAATACAGGTATCCGAACACCCATGTTTCCGTGCCAGACTCATAAAAGTCATTCCACCTACGTAATAATCCACCAGCAAATCGTGCAAATCCTGATTTTTCTTGTTCAACCGGGCCATACAGCCACAAATTATCATTGCATCATCATCAGAACACTGAGGGCGTGATTTCACTTTCGACGGAATTAACCCTTTAAAACCAGCAGCGATCGACGCCCAGGATACATCTTCATGAGTGTTTGCAGCCCAAGCCCCCCACCGTTCCATAACCTGCTGAATATCACGCGCCATCGTTATCACCTGTGATTTCATAAATCTTCACGCCCAGTCGCCCACCAGGAACGAGCTGACCGCGCACAATATTGATTTCATCAAACTGCTCGTCGTCTATGAGTAGTCCGGCATGCGTCAGCGCATCCAGTGGTGCTTTCAGGATATTGTCCAGGTCACGACGGCGCTTATCCGGTGGCTCTGCAATAATCTTTATCGCCAGCCTTCCGGACAGGTTTAATTTCAGCCGCTGCTGGCGAACAATTAGCGTCACATCACGGCGATAACGCTCACCAACTTTTGATACAAAATATGTGCTGCCACGACGTCGCCAGTAAGTATTCACCGTCGGCGGATAAGGTAAAATAAACTCATGGCGCATCAGCGCAGCACCTCCTGCACCATTTTTTCAAACTTTCCAACTTTGGTTTCCAGCTCTGCCACACAATCAACGAGCTCATCCACCGCTTTTTGTGCGCGATGTTTCGCCTGCATCAGTTCCCTGAGCGCTGGCACCATATCCCGACGAATGGCATCTTTTGTTACACCTGTTTTTTCCAGTTGTTCCGCCTGTCGCAACATTTCCTGCGCGTGTTTACGCAATTGTTCAGAGGTAAAAGTCATTGTCTGGTTGTTCAAAAGAAACGCTCCATCTTACTGCTGTCGGTACGTGTATTGCTGTATCTGCGCGGCTGGGGCTGCCGCATTGGGGTGGAAAGAACCTGTGCGCTTTCCTGGTCCACAGGCAGAAAATGTCCGTTATAAAAACGCCGGTAAATCGTCCCCAGAGAACCGTTACGTTGTTTCGTGATATTAATTTCTGCTATGCCTGTAGCCTGTGTATCCGGGTTGTACACTTCATCCCTGTAAAGCATCAGAATGATGTCTGCATCCGCCTCTATTTCTCCGGAATTTTTCAGGTCTGAGTTCATGGGACGTTTATTGGGTCTGGACTCCACACCGCGGGAGAGCTGGCTCAGCGCAATCAACGGAAAACCACCGGATTTTGCCAGGCCTTTAAGCCCCTTTGAGATTTCACCCACGGCAAGGTCATGACGCCCCGTGGTTCGGGTTTTTATCAGCCCGAGATAATCAACCACCACCAGCGCCGTTTCCGGATGTTTAATCAGATGGTGTTTCGTTGTTGCGCATATCTCATCAATGGTCAGGTTCGCCTGGTCCACCATCCAGATATTGCGCCCGGTCATCCGCCCCACCCCTTGTGAGAAACGCGCCCAGTCTTCATCTTCAAAGTGAGCCACAGATTTCAGGCGTGATACTGGCATCCCTCCAGCCGCAGACACCATACGTTCACCAATCTGGATGTTCGCCATCTCCATGGTGAACAGAAGCACACCATGCCCCTGCTCAGTCACCTTGTCGATGATGTCCAGCGCAAGTTCGGTTTTCCCCATCGAAGGACGGGCGGCAATGAATACCAGGTCTCCGGGCTCCATACCGCCTGTTTTTGCGTCCAGTTCATCAATACCGGTCATCAACGTCCTGGATTTCTCCAGCCCCTGATTCCGGCATTCAACACGCTCAACCACTTCCGGAAGCACATCATCAATATGTACCGGCTGAATGACGCCCTTTCCTGTCGACAGTGTGACCATCATGTTCTGCGCATCCTTCAGGGCATCTTCAGCTGCTTCACAGGTATGCGCATCACGTAATTTCTGCAGCGCCTCATTCAGTGTTTTTTCTGCATCGCGCAGTGCGGCATTGCGCCGCAACGCTGCAACATAGTGCTCCAGTGAAGACTTCACCCAGGTTTTACGCCCGGTATCAGTAATCACCGGGGCAAGTTCCGGCATCTCATTACACAACAGCACGGGGTCAATCACTCCTGAAACACGGGCCTGTCTGCAGATGCCTGTGTAGATATCCCGATACGCTCGTACAGAAAAAATGTCCGCCGGTAGTGTGATCAGAATATCCATCACTTCATGATCTGCCCCACGCAGAAAGAATGCGCCAATGACAGCGCCTTCCAGGTCATCATTACGCCAGACTGGTGTTGTCATGCAGCCACACCTCTGATACAAGAACGGTAGCTGGGCCAGTTGAACGACAACCAGTTGCGCCCCCCGTCTGTGATCCTGTCGGCAATGCGGGGGCTGATGAACGCTGGATTTGCCCCTATATTTCCAGACACCTGTTATCACTTAACCCATTACTGGCTTGCTGCCGTAGATATTCCCGTGGCGAGCGATAACCCAGTGCACTATGCGGATGCCATTCGTTATAATGCTCGAACGCCTCTGCAAGGTTCTTTGCTGCCGTTAACCCGTCTGGTTTGGGCATGACACTGATGTAGTCACGCTTTATCGTTTTCACGAAGCTCTCTGCTATGCCGTTACTCTCCGGACTCCGCACCGCCGTGCTCTTCGGTTCAAGCCCCAACATCCGGGCAAACTGCCGTGTTTCATTAGCCCGGTAGCATGAACCATTATCCGTCAGCCACTCTACTGGAGACGCCGGAAGCTCGTTGCCGAAGCGGCGTTCCACCGCTCCCAGCATGACGTCCTGTACTGTTTCACTGTTGAAGCCGCCCGTAGTGACCGCCCAGTGCAGTGCCTCACGGTCACAGCAGTCCAGCGCGAACGTGACTCGCAGTTTTTCTCCGTTATCACAGCGGAACTCGAACCCGTCAGAGCACCATCGCTGATTACTTTCTTTCACAGCCACTCTGCCTGTATGTGCCCGTTTCGATGGCGGTACAGCAGGTTTTCGCTCAAGCAACAGCGCATTCTGGCGCATGATCCGGTAAACACGTTTGGCATTGATCGCAGGCATACCATCAAGTTCTGCCTGTCTGCGAAGCAGCGCCCATACCCGACGATAACCATACGTGGGCAGCTCTCCGATAACATGGTGTATACGGAGAAGCACATCCGTATCATCAGTGTGACGACTGCGGCGGCCATCCATCCAGTCATCGGTTCGTCTGAGAATGACGTGCAACTGCGCACGCGACACCCGGAGACAACGGCTGACTAAGCTTACTCCCCATCCCCGGGCAATAAGGGCGCGTGCGCTATCCACTTTTTTGCCCGTCCATATTCAACGGCTTCTTTGAGGAGTTCATTTTCCATCGTTTTCTTGCCGAGCAGGCGCTGGAGTTCTTTAATCTGCTTCATGGCGGCAGCAAGTTCAGAGGCAGGAACAACCTGTTCTCCGGCGGCCACAGCAGTAAGACTTCCTTCCTGGTATTGCTTACGCCAGAGAAATAACTGGCTGGCTGCTACACCATGTTGCCGGGCAACGAGGGAGACCGTCATCCCCGGTAACAGGGATTAATCCGCATAAGCTGCCAGCATTTCCTGCGCCGCCAGTTTACCCAACGCATTCGCTGCGAAAGGACTGTCGCCGGTGAGAACTTTACGGTCCTTATGTACTCGCCCGGTGATGTCGTCATTAATAATGTTCATGCCCATTTTCTTCAGCTCTTCGCCGAAGTACCAGGTGAGATGACCCGGCATATAGCCTATCTCTGGCGTTTGTTTGTCTGCGGCGTCTGGGAATGCGCAAATGGAATAACCATTCAGTGGGTTATCGCCGTGGCGAAGCGCCAGAAAAGCCGCCGGGCCGTGGCAAAGGGAGATAACAAAACGGTCATTTTTGATTGCCCACTGCAAAGCAGCAGCTACGTCCTGGCTTTCTGGTAAACCAATAAGTGCGCCATGACCACCAGGAACAAAGATTGCTGCATATTCGCTATCAGCGTTGAGGCTGGCGACAACATCCGCGAGTTTCTTCGGATTGCGGAACAACGATTTATGCTGCTCAAAGAATGGCATTACTTTTTCATCTTTGTGCGGCATAGCCCAGTATTCAAACTTGGTCATCAGACCGGAAATGGTCGCCACTTCGAATTCGAAACCAGCAGCATGGAGATGATACAACGGCAGCAACGTTTCAATCGGATGGTTACCGGTCGAGAACAGTTTTCCGTTATCGGTTGGCAAATAACGTTCGTCCGCGGCGATCACCAGAATTTTATGCTTACCGCGATACGGTTTTGGATAGTCCACGCCATCAAGATCAGAGACGGGACTGGTATATTGGCTAAGCGAATATTCTGAAGGGAAGAATGCATTATCTTCAGCAATATCGACCTGCGGATTTTTACTTGTTTGAACAGTCATAGTGTATTCCTTATTGTTGCTTAGTTAGGGTAGTCACTATATTTGCGACTGAGCTGGTCGCTATTTTTAACCAGTCTGGAAAATTGAGTCAATATATCGAAAGCGGTAGTCGGCGGGTGTAAGTATGTAATGATGATGCTGCACTGGTGTTGAATATTATTCACGCCAAATTTTCCTTATTGAGCAACGTCGTCGCAAGTGGCCTCAATGATTTTAGGCCATTATCAAAGGTACGGGGCGGCGGGGAGAGATTTAGTGCTGTGAAATATTGTGGTACTGATGAATATTTATATCGCGGATTGGTAGAGAAAAGATTATTTCATGCACTATTTTTGCAAATATTTCTATATGGGAAGCGTGTTTGTTACGGATTAATTCATAAAGAAATGCATTTGGGTGTTGGTTTGAAGAGTCGCTGGTTGATGTTATTGTGCCAGGAGGGGCAGGGTAAGGTGCTGTATCGATATGCATTGGCAATTGCGTGTGCCGCAGATGGAGATGAAATGCCAATAAAAAAGCCTGAATTCGATGAGGGACGAACTCAGGCTAGTGTTTAGTTTTACAGTAACACGCCGCAGCACGTTGGCTGATTAGAACTGGTAGACTAAGCCCACACCAACAACGTCATCTGTTGCGATGCCATTGTTGTCATAGAAATCGTCATCTTTATCCAACAAGTTTATTTTATAGTCAACATATGTTGAGAAGTTCTTATTGAAATAGTAGGTCGCTCCAATTTCAACATAGTTGACCAGATCCTGATCAACATACTCCTGATGACCATTGTTGTTATAGTCGTTACCGCCGAGGTCTTTGCCTTTTGAATAAACATATGCAAGAGATGGGCGCAGACCAAAATCGAACTGATACTGTGCTACAGCTTCAAAGTTCTGGGTTTTATTTGCGATACCCACATTACCATATGGTGTCATATTGCGGGTTTCAGCATACATCATTGCAAGGGTAATGACTCCAACTTATTGATAGTGTTTTATGTTCAGATAATGCCCGATGACTTTGTCATGCAGCTCCACCGATTTTGAGAACGACAGCGACTTCCGTCCCAGCCGTGCCAG